ACACTTCGATGAGATGTCTGGTGTGTCGTTCCTTCCGTACAACGAACACACATATCAACAGGCCCCTTATCAAGAGGTAGGCAAGAGTGACTACGAGGAGCTACTGTCTGTTATGCCAGACGCTATTGACTGGGCTAAACTGTCAGAGTATGAGGCAGAGGACAACACAGCAGGAAGTCAGACACTAGCGTGTTCTGGGGATAGCTGTGAGATTGTTGACTTGACCTAAGATTTGCGCCTTCGGGTCCCCTTAGGTCACACCTGAGCATAAAGCATCTACGATGCGCCGCATTGAAAATGCTAGTGTATAAACTGCTCACCTAACTACCTCACACCTTACATACGGAAAGATCGTACTATGAAGCACTACAACTTCTTTGTTATCACACAGCGTAAGTGTCCTTGGTGTGACAAAGTGAAAGAGCTTATTAAGGAAAAGGGACACGACTATACCAGCATACCTATTGAGAACTTCCCTGAGGTAAGACGACAGATGAAGGTAAAGGGGTACAAGACTGTGCCTGTTGTAGTATTACCTGACTACTTTGATAAACTTTCCTTTGACGAAGGCTCTGTCATTGGTGGGTATGAGGGTACTGTGGCCTTCTTAGAACGACAAGAGGAATAAATATGGCAGGCGTAAGAAAAGGTTTTAGTAAGGCTTTGTATGAAGCCTATGATGGACCTGCACGTGATACCCTAGTGTCTTACCTAGAGGGTAAAGGGCATGTAATCGTTAACAACGAAGAGAACTACAATGTAGATGTCGTCTCCCAGAAGAATGGTTACACGTACTTTAACGAGGCTGAGGTTAAGACCGCATGGAAAGCTGACTGGCCTACAGAGTGGAAAGAGATACGTATCCCTGAACGTAAACAACGTCTCCTAGACAAGCACAAGTCTAGCTCCAACAGTGTCCTTAATTTCTACATCTTTCGTCCTGATTTTAAGCAGGCGTGGAGGATCAAGGACACACTTCTAACCCAAGAGAGCCTAAAGGAAGCTAAAGGACGTTACATACAGAAAGGAGAAAAGTTCTTCCATATCCCTTATACTCAAGCAGAACTGGTAAAGTTATAATGGACGACAGTGAGCCACCAAAGAAGCAGACACGATCCCGACGTAAGACCAACTATAAAGGTGCAGACAAGAAACCTACGTCAGGTATCACACCCCGTACACCTAAGCAGAAAGACCTTATCGACGCTATCAAGGGGAGTAAGCAGGTTCTAATCTTAGGTCCAGCAGGTACAGGTAAGACCTATGTGACAGCCACATGTGCTGCTGACCTATATACCCTCAAGGAAATAGACAAGATTGTCATTACACGACCTCACGTAGCTGTAGGTAAGGACATTGGCTTCCTACCGGGTACACTAGAGGAGAAGGCACAACCTTGGGCATTACCTGTACTTGATGTACTCACTAAGCATTTAGGCAAGGGTGCTGTAGATACTGCACTAAAGTCAGGCAACATTGAAGTGGCTACCCTAGCCCTAATGAGGGGTCGTAGCTTTGACAATGCTTTCATCATCGTAGACGAAGCACAGAACATAGAGATACCTGAGATCAAGATGCTCTTGACACGGGTGGGCGAAGGCTCTACTATTGTTCTTAATGGGGACATTCAACAGTCTGACCTAAAGGTTACTTCTGGCCTAGCCAAGGTAATTCACTTGGCAAAGAAACATATGTTGGATGTACCTGTTGTAGAGTTTGGCATTGAGGACATTGTTCGTAGTGGTATCTGTGCTGAGTGGGTAAAAGTGTTTGTCAAGGAGAACCTGTAGTTGGCTAAATGGAAGGAAGAAGTGTTGAACACTATTCGAGAGTACGACCCTGTAGAGAAACCTATGCACTACAATCATTCCGAGGGAATTGAGTGTATTAAGTACATCAAGCAGGTACTAGGACTAGACGGTTTCATTGCTTATTGTCGTGGTAACGTAATGAAGTACAACCACCGTGCCTTTTATAAAGGTAATCCCGCAGAGGATATGGCTAAAGCTGAGTGGTACTTGAAGCGGGCTAACGAAGCCCTACTGGAGAAACATAAATGAGGATAAACATATGTACACAGCTTTAATCTTAGCTTGTGGGGTAGACTTAACGTCATGTCAGTCTTTCATGTACCCACTACCCCTACCTGACGAAGAGACTTGCATGAGTACCTTAGCAGAAGGTATTGACACACTAGAGGGTCAGGGCCTTTATATTCGGGACTATACCTGTCACCAGTGGCAGACAGACACTTAAACAATAGAAAAAGCCGCAGGTATCCACTCAAGGACGCCTGCGGCTTTATTGTATTTAATAACTTGTTTACTAATTACTTCGTTTGAATAACGACATGATACGTCTAGCTATCTCCCCCGGCGAGGGAATGAGGAAGCCACACAACACACCAAAGGCTAGGATTAGCCATAGTGGGTACTCGTTAACCACAACAGTCTCTACAGCGTCTGAGGACACCCTTGTAGTCGTGTTACGTTGGTCTATGGTGTCTACCCTACTGTTGGGCCTTACACTCACTGTAGGGGCTACATTATTTGTCGTGCCAATCGTCTGGGAGTTGGTTTTCCCCGCCTGTACGTTGGCCGCTACGTTTGGACCCCCTCCCGTGAGAAACTGAGGTATTTGACTGCAACTTACCGTAAGCATCAAAACCAAAGGAAGCAGCAGCAAAAGAGAATATAGGCCAGACAAGGACTTCGACAATCTCAACATCTTTAGTCTCCACGACATATACTAGCCAGATAAGAAGGACTACAGCCAACTCTCTTTTGAAGGTCTTCTTAGTTAGAACGAGCTTCTCTTTCGATTGCATCACGAATAGCCTTTAGGTTTTCATCTATGCGAGCCATCATTACAGCTTGATCTTGGACAATGTTCTCCATAGCCTCAATACGGATTTCAGCCCGCATGATAGAACGTGAGTTGTTGTCGACATCATTCCGTAGAGTGGCGACAAACCAGATAAGGGCAATAGTCTGTAAGATGATAGCAAAGATGAAAGTTACGGGGACACCTTTGGATAAGTGCCAAGGTTCTTCACTCATGGGTATGCCTTTCGAGAGAGTTGATAGTGNGGGCCATCAGGGAAGCTCTTCCAGTCACCACCCCACTCAAGGTCTACCTCAAGCTCTTCGGCAGCTTGTTTCATAGCATCAGCGATAGGGTAGAAGTGTTCCCAATCCCATGAGATAGGCCAAGGGGCAATGTCTACAGCATGGCCTGTTAAGTGTCGTGAGTTAAGGGTAGTTGTTGCACCCTTGCGGTATAGCTCACGCTGACGGTCAATATTACGGATACCCTCAATTACAGTGAAGTCTTGTCCTGTAATATGGATAGCTCGTTTCACTACAGCCACAAGGTCAGGGTGGACACCTGATAAGTTCTGTAGGCTACGTGTACCTAGTTTATAATTTGACATTAGACTTGGCCTCCGTCAGTGATTGTCCATCCAGCAGTACCTACAAGATAAGCACGAGCAGATACAGCATCGTTAAACTGGTTACCTGTGGTATAGGCTGTGTTATTGTAGGTCGGCCCTACAAAGGCAGTTAGTGGCACGTTGTCTTGTGCGTTTCCTGCGTAGTGTGAATTAGCCCAACCAATGAGGGTGCGAGAATAGTTTTCTGTAGACATTGCAGCCCCAGAGAACATCCAAGACATATTTGTTACGCTAGATATGTCCCAGCTAGATAAATCCCTGTTAAACGAGAGTGCATTTTCAAACATACTGGTCATGTTAACAACATTAGAAACATCCCAACCAGAAATATCTTGGTTAAAGTCTGTATTCTGAGAAAACATATACGAAGTGTCTATTGCATTAGACATGTCCAACCCAACAATAAAACTCTGGTTAATCGGCTTACCAAAAAACAAGAAGGAGAAGTCTGTTAATGTGCTAGGCAGGTTAACCATAGAAGCTAAGTTCGATGACCTAAGAACAGTTACAGCGTCTGTACCATTACCGTAATAACCTTTTCCAGCAGTCACATTGTTGTAAGAACTAACGACAAGCCAAAAGGGGCCGTCCCCAGTTACTTTAACGTCATAAACGCTGGATGATGAGGCATAAGTATGCACAAGACCCCGTGTTGCTGTCTCTATTGTACCATCGCCCCAATCTACGGTGCAGGTAGTCCCAAAATCTGTATTCACCCTGTCTAATTCAACACTTGTTCCTAGAGAGGTGTCTACAGTAAACACGGTAGGGGATTGCCAATAGAAGCTGGTCCCAGAGTTATCTTTACCCTTAGCTTCCCAAATGTAATTGCTTTTGTCCCTAATCACTACGGCGTCTTTAAAGTTGATCTTAATACCTGCCATGACAGTATCCTTACGTTGCTACGAGGACAAACAACTCACCGTCAGCAGGCGTTGCTGCGTCAAAAGAGGTTGCGCTAGTGTACACTGTGATGGTACTGGATATAACAGCAGCAGATGCAGCGGCGTTGGTAGCTTGTGTCTCACAGTAAGCTCCGAGAGTGTTACCTTCAGTCTGAAACGTAGGTAATGCCCCAAGGAACGCATCGGCGTCCGTAGAGAACGTCTCTGGGCTGTCCTCACGGGTAGGGGGTGTTGGTAGTGTGGTAAATACTG